GTATCTCCCCCTGTAACCCAATTTTCGCTATCTGAAGCAGACCCACTGGGGATTGAAGTATCTTCTATGGAATTGACAGTGCCATAATAAAAGTCATTTATTTCCTTATTTCTCATAAATTATTGAATAGTATAATCGCCCGTGAAACCTTGTCTGTCTGGAACCACCTCTCTTCTTTTCGTAGAATAATCCATACTCGCTAATTGAAGTTTGGCGTTCCAACTCACCATAATTTTCCTTAACCGTTCTGCTTCTCGTCTGTGCTGTGGTGCCATAGTCCTGTTCTGCTCATCTGTGTCTACACCAGCCAAATACATTTCGGCAGCATCAAAGGCAATTAGAGGATGAAACTTGGTCGGCCAGACGGGTGAATTTCCCGAAGCTATATCATCTGTCGCATAGGTATAAAAGTTATATAAAGTTTTAGCCGTAGCTACTGTGCCTGTAAGATGTATTTTGCTTTGGGCGTGGTCTATAAAGTAATATCCGCCTATATCCTTGTAAGTTATCTGTTCTTCAAACATTATTGGCTTTTGTAAAGAATCACCGACAAATATCTTTCTTGGAATATAGAAATCAGAAGGCAAGTCATAGCCAGTGGAATAAGTCCTGCCGACTACTGTAGTGGTATCAACATCTAACTTTTTGAGTATCTCCAAATCCATATCTGCCTCTCGCTTATCTTTGGCATTGTTAAGAAGCTGGTATGTAAAAGTCTCATCCAGAGATGTTTCACCTATTAAATTGTTGAAAAAAGTGCGAAGTTGTGAACCTGTCATAAATATTTACGATATGATTTATTAGATTTTTTCTTTTTCTTCTTAATGGGATTATCTGGAATGGCTACAAAAGCCCTTCCCTTAAATTCTTTATTTAAGTGACTCATCTTTTTCTTTAATTTATTAATTAGAGTTTGTTTATCTTGTGAATCATCAAGGATAAACTTTTTAATATCTTCAATATTCAATCCCTGAATTGCTTTCAGGGTGGGATTTAAGTCAAGTTTCTCTGGTTTGGGCAATGCTTCAATAGCCATCTGGAGTTTTCCTAACCAACGATAAACTCCGCCCAAATCAGTTTCTTTTCGCTCTAAGGGTATGGGGATATTTATGCCATTTATCGCCTCTATTATAGGCGACAAATCAACTTCCTTTGGTTCTGATATCTTGGGAAGTTTTTTCTTTTTAAGTTCCTCTTTGATTATCTTGCGAATCTCCCGATAACTAACACCTCCACCATAGACACGATTCCAAGTTTCTTTAATTAAATACTTTTCTTCTGGCGGCTGGACATAGATTGTCTGGGCAGTGGTATATCCGCTGTCGGTAAATGCCTTGTAAGTGACAAAAATCGGCTTGCCTTCTCCTGACGGGTCGGCTGGCATTTGATAATTATAGAGGAAGGTCTGGTCACCATTATCTGTCATATCCAGTGTATCTTTCAAACTCCGACTTCCGTCAACTATTTCATAGACATAAGCACGAACATAATAGGTCGTTGTGTCTGCGGGGTCGGGAACATTCCAAGTTAAAGGAAAAAACTTTTGTGGTTCCACTTGAGCTGGCATATTTAATTCTCCTTAAATTATTCTTCACCTAATGCAGCGTGAACCCAAAGAGTGTTATCAGCCGTAGTTGAGCCATTATAGCATTTCACCTGCATACATCTGAAATTAATATAGTCAAAGGTATGAGACCATTCATAATCTCCTGTTGCCGCTGGGGCAAAAGAGAATGTTGAAGAAGCAGTCAGGGCATATTCCCATGCCTGTTGAGTTGATGTTGCCACTGGTGGAATCGGTCGCCAAATAGCTGTGTTAAGGGTAGAAGAAGCATTATCACATCCAGAGCTATTAGAAACGGCATATTCACAAGTTAAACTCGTGGCAGCGTGGTCTGTGAGAATATGATAGACATAGTTAACTGTTACCAGTTCAGCGTCCTTAACCATAAAAGCAGCTGTTGGAGTGGCTCCATAGAAATTAGCATAACTACTAAAGGGAGTATCCCAATAAGTTTCATCTGTAGATGAAGCAAATTGGAATAGGGTGGTTGAAGTTCCATAAGAAGCAATATCGCCCAATCTAACATTGCCTGTTCCGATTAGGTTGATTAATCGTGGTTGGACAGCAGTTTCTAATCCCCCAGCTGTGAAATCTCTATTTTCATACCAATTCCAAGCATAACCAGCTCCAAGAATCAAAGCTATGATAAATACTATGGACAAGAAATTTTGTATAAATTGTTTTTTCATAAGTTTTTTATTTTTATTTAGCCGACCTTTAGATTGGTTAATAACCAAAATCCAATCCCCGATAGGCATTACAAGCTACCTTCAGGGACTGTGTTTCTAATTATTATTCGCCTTCTCTTAAATAGGCTTTTCCGTGTAGCCAAACATCTCCTGTAAATCCACCAAGTGCATCAAATGACCTCGTGCTCGTAGCCCCGTAAGGATGCCACGAAACAACAACATAATCATCTGCGTCAAGGACAAATGCGGTAGAGGTTACGAAAGCATTAGTAGCATCGGCCTTACCACCAAATAAATCAATAACAGTTCCAGGATAGTTCTCTATACCAATAAATCCCGTTGCTTCTGAATCTTTAGTTGTGGCAACTGTCGTTGAAGCAATAAGTGTTAAGGTTCCAGATGTAGCATTTCTCCACTGCTGATAAGGATATTGAGCCATCGTGCCACCACTTGTTGTGGAAGCAACAGACATAGTAGATGCGATTGAAAATGTTTCAAAGACATCTAAATATAAATCCTCAACAACCAAATCGTAGTTTTCAAGTGGATTTTGCCAATAACAGATAGTCATTGCCGCAAATCCAGCCGTAGAAATACCAGTTCCAGCATCATCGGCAGTGGTAGTAGCACGATTATCGGTAGAACAGTTGACAGAAATATTGTAATACTTATTTCCATCACCGTCATAAACCCAATTATCGTCTATCTTGAAGCCTTCAGTAAAATCTTCAGCTTCATGGACAATACCGCCAAATGTTTCTTCTACGATATTAGCTGGAGCTTCTATGTAATCGCCAGCAATGTTGAATGTTTTCTGAACACCATCAGGAAAAGCAAGAACAAGTCCACCAACAAGCAGAATTGCTGCCGTTATTCCAATCACTAATCCTTTTTTCACCCAGTCGGAAAACTTAAATTGTTTCTTTTTTCTGCTCATAAGGTTAAGAATTAGAGATTACCAAGCGTCTGTGCGAATCATTATGTCAACAAGTCGCTTTGAGTTTTCGGTAAAGGTGGATACGCCGTATAGAATCCAAGGCACTACATTAACACCAAGTTTGTTGGAAACTTCTCTGACATTGATACTTGGATATTTCTGGACAATCATATCAACCGCACCCTTTTGACCAGCCATAACATGCTGCCTCTGATACTTGGCTGTCCAAATATCAGCTGGAGCTGTGAGTTTTTCTGAAACAACTAAATGTCCAGCTCCCTCTGCTTTGACTGTCACATAAGAACCTCCGTCTGTCATCGTCCACTTGTCAGCAATGCCTTGATTGGCTGCTGTCAAAGGATAATATTCAGTGCCAGAAGTTCCTGATAGGTCAATAGAGGCGATTAGATGGTCAATGGAAGTAGGACCATCTGTCTGAGCATAAACATGACCAGCCGTTTCTCTGGTTCCTGTTTCCCAAGCAAAAGTAACATCATCAATAGTTGTGGTATCACCATCAGAAGGAAGAGTTCCCAGTTCCAAGCGGGCATATCCAGTCAGAGAGTTGGATAGATAAAGGTCAAAACCCATATATCGTCCAATGTGTCCGTTTTTACCAGTCGCATCTCCAAGACCAGACTCCTTACCACCAAGATATTCAACTAACAACTGATGAAACTCTGGACCAATGACCATATAGCGATTTTCCATTCCAATATTCTTAGCATCCAGTTTCCTATTGGATACTGCAAATGTCTTAAGAAGATTAGAAGTGGTTAGGGTGAAAGCGTCATCGTCCGTTCCCCCATGGTCGCCGTGGTCAACGGTATTATCGGCATGTCGGCTGGTTGCCTCGCCTAAGAAATCGCCATCAAGCCAATTTCCAAGTTGGACAGCACAATCATCAGCATACTCGTTATTTAGAGCATACTTGGATTGAAGTGCGTCCAAGTTATCAATGTAAAATGAAGCGATTCTGGCTTGGTTAACCGTTAGTGTATCAGTTGCATTAGTTAAATCTTGAGGAGTAAAGGCAGTCCCTCTTGTGTATGACTGGGTGACTACTGCTGAACGATAAGGCTTATTATAGACGTCTCCATCTGCCAGCATTGACTGTCCTTCCCAACTCGCTAAAGCTCGGAAGACATCCCGCTTTTCCATCTTAATCTGCATTCTGCGAGACCAGTATTGTGCAAAACTGTCACCATCAAGAGTATTAGACATAAACAATGGTTACCTCGCTATTACCACAGGATAACCTTGTTATACTGTAAATAATAGTGAGTTATCTCTCAAATGATTTACTAAGACCCGAACCCTGTTTTTTAGCCATTAAGTTTGAGTATTTCTCAAACTCTTTATCAGTCATTCCTTTTATTTCCTCTTCTGTCGGAGCTTTGTCAAAATCTATGATTTTCTTGCCCCGTTGAGTGCCGCCCTTTGAAGGTTCAGCACCTTTTTTCGGTTCTGTCAGGTTTGGTTTAACACCTCTGTAAAAGATTTCAAAAACAGATTTGCCCGCCCAGTCCTCCCACTTGTCGCCAAGAGCTAATTCCTTAACCTTGGCTTTGTGTTCACTTATTTCAGGATACGATTCAACATATCCCTTGAACTCCTGTTCAAATGAAGTGTCTTGGCGGGTATCTTCAGTTTGCTGCTCTTGAGCATTTACTCGGTCTTCTAATTCTTTGTGACCACGAGTTGCCTCGTTTAGGATTTCAACTCCTAATTCGGTCATCGCTTCTTTGTCAAGACCGTGCTTGTCAGCAAACTTTCCTATCCTAACTTGAAACTCTTGAGGTGTTTTGGAAAGTTCAAGTTGTCTTTTAAGGTCTTCTTTTTCGGCTTTTTCAGCTTCTAAAGAAGTAGACAACTCTTCTTCCTTCTCTCGCCATTTCCTTTTCTCATCTGTATATTTGGGGATAGGAATAGACCTTGTTGGTATTTTGGGTTCAGGTTGTGAAGGTTCGGATTCCTTTGGCGGTTCAACGACCTCCTGTTCCGCCTCAGGTTTCTTATCGGGTTCTTCTTTTGGTTCCTCTTTGGGCGACCCATCTTCATTAACACCCATATCATCCAGTATTTTTTTGGTATCTTCGTCAGGAAGTTCTGGCTTCTCCTGAATGTCTTTATTATCCATAAAAACGCAGTTTAACGGACTGCTCCGTTGGTTATTATTTTATGGTGACCAACCATAAAAGAGTTGATAATGGGGTTTTCTCTCCCCAATAAGTTTTTAATTGAACCTATAAACAAAATTAAACTTTTTGTTCACCTAATGTTGAAGTGTAATTGGATGGATATTCTTCTGGCTCTGGCACATCAGCTATTTTCCAGCCACGCTTCCTGTTCTTTTTAATAAATCCTTCAGCTAATTTTCTGGCATCTTTCTTGTGGTCTTTGGTATTGTAAATCCTGATAATCTTGTTATTGGAGTCAACAACTGGATATTCCTTATAAGCCACTTTCTTTGGAGCTGGCTTCTTTGCTTCCTTTTTTACTGCTTTTTTTCTTGGCATATTAAAATCTCCTTATTTAGGCATATCGCCCTTGCCGACCTTTCTTTTGATGGCTTGGTGTCCATCCTGTTTTTCTCATAGTGCCATAAACATATCGTCTGCCCCGTTCAGTCAAGCCATCTTTGACAAATCCTTTCTTACGGGCTTGTATTTTTAATTTTCTCTCAAGTTTTTTAGGCATTACTTGTATCTCCTTCCTATGGGACCGCGACCCCTTCCAAGTCCAAGTCCTCTCCCCTGACCACGGCTTTTAATTCTTTGTCCCCATAAGCCAGCCCTATATCCTTGGGGCGTTCCTGCCTTAGGAGTTCCTATTGTTCTTTTTTTTACTATTTTTGTAGCCATTATTTTAATTCCTCTTTAACACGACCCTTAACTCCAGCCAAGAATTTCTCTTGGGCAGGGAATACATTGATAAACCATTCGTAAAGTTTTCGCCTATAAATAAGGCATTTTCTTTCTTCTAATGTCTGGTTCTCATTATCACGCAGGATTATCTTGATTTCGTCAAGTTCCTTATTGAGTTCATCAAGAATAATTTTCATAGCGTCATTCTCGCCCAGTTTTTCGTATAGGGTTGCTTTCTTAATCTGTCTTTCCCAGTTTCTAATAGTTTGTTTATCGTCTATAAAAGCGGGGTCGGTAAATTTAGCTTTTAATTTTTGGATGTCATCCATTTTATTTAACTAATTTTTTGTTTTCTTCAATAACTTTCATAATAACTTTCAAAAGTTCCTCGTATTCAAAATCCGACTTGGGAACTCTTGAACCCGCCTGGACATTGAAGAAATATTCTTTTAGTGCCTTAATGAGTAATTCTTTTAACTCATCCATATTATTTAGCCTTGATAATCCCCAAAACATCTTCTTCTTTGACGAAAAATTGTTCAATTCTCTCTCCTAATTCGTCATTGAGAATTATCCTGACCCTATGATTAAAAATTACATAATCACCTTTTTTAACCTTTTTAACTTCTGGGCTAACTTCTAAAACAGTGCCTTGTGTGGCATTGACCTTAAAAAGGTGAGTATCTGGAACATAAAGACCCGACTTCGTCTTTCGTTCCGTATCTGCTGGGTTGTCTGGTTTTATTAAACAATAAGTGTGTAGTGGTCTAATCATTGTGTTGGCATTATGCTTTGTGAAATTTCTTGGCTTCTACGCATCGTTCCTGCGGCACTGCCAGATATGGCAGGTGAGGGCATGCCTTCTTCTTTTGTTTCTGGTGCGACTGCCGAAGGTGTTTCGGGAGATGTTTCTGGTGAAACACCACGAGCTATAACTCCCTGTGCCTTCCTAACCATATTTTCTTGGGCTATGGGAATTTCTGAATCAAAGTGGGCTTGTATTCTGGCTCTGACTTCTGGTTTTAGTTCATTGTCGGTCATAAAGTCAAGATGTTTCTGTAGGTGTCCATCGGTGGCTCCTCGGTTGGGTTTGACATCTTTTCCTTTAATCAAGTCCTGATTTTCCTGTGCCGCTTCAGAAAGGATTATCCTGTCCCCCCCGCTTTGGATATCCATAGCTACTCGGATTTCCTCGTCATTGTGTCCAGAGTTCCTTAAATCCTGTTCAAAGAGCCATTTCATATTTATAAACTGGGGAGAAGCTGGGTGAAGTTCTAAGCGAGCTATACTCTCTGATTTGCTCCTTTTAAGAACTTCGTCTGCTTGTGCTTCAACACTGCTTGAAGAAACTGTTATGTCAAAGTTGGGAATTGTGTCCTCTTTAACTAATTCCTCCCATTCAACCCCTTCTTCGCCTATCATCTCCACCATAAACTTTTCAGTTAAGTGGTCTCTCAATCCCCAGTGATATCTCTCGCCCAGCTCCTTCCAAGCATCGTTGTATGATTTATTGATAAGCCCAAGTCGGTCAGCTACCTGCTGAAGCTCGGAATAATGTATGCCGACTCTTTGTTCTTTTTGCGAACCTCCCTTAATTTGAGCGGTGATTCCCGTCTCTATTCCCAAACGGTTAATGGTGTATTCAAGAAGTTCCAATGAATCCCTGATGTCTGGACCCTTAAACTCAAGGATGTGGTCTTGGATAGGTCTTCCTGGACTCGTTTTAATGGCTACTAAGCCATCTGGTCTGAATGCTAACTGGGATGGGTCTTCAACCATATTGGGGTCAAATCCACGCTGGTTCCAAATCGTCTTTTCTCTGGCTTCTATGGCTTGGTTAAAGATTTTATGGGCGGCAAAACATACGGGCTATAAATCGTCAGCTGGTCCCTTAGACCAAAAGTTAAAGGCTTCTTCGTGGGTGGCAAAAGACACATAGGGAGTTTTGTCTAAGGTGAAAACATCTTTTAATAATTCAGCCCTTATCCAAATGCCTGTTTTGGAATCAAAGAACAGGTAATAATTCTTTCCCTCCCATTTCATTATCCACTCGGTCAGGGAGAAGAGTTGCTGTCCAACATAATTGTTTCGTTCTGGGTCAAGTCCAAGAGCTTGGAAGCGATTTCTTTTATTTTCGTATTCATCATAGGTCTTGCGGCTTGATTCTTCAGTTTCATTGTTGATTAACTTTTGAATCTGCCCGCTGTCATAGAGTCCGCTTTCAGCTCCATCTTCTAATTCCTGTTTAGTTCTGAAGAAGTTTATTGCTCCGTGGAATAAGTGGTTTTCCAAATCACCCCCCCCTTGCGGTTCACAAACAAAGTCGTAGTAATCTATAACATCCAATCGGGATTCGTATTGTGGGTCTGACGAGGCATAAAGTTTGTAAGTCCCTCTTCCGCTAAAGATAGCCAATTTCTTGACTGCTCGGTCTTTTCTCGCCCATCTACTCCTATCGCTGTCTATGACCCAAGCCGCTTTAACTTTTAGGGACTTTTTAAGGTCTGCCTCTTCGGTTTCCTTAAAATTCAGATAAGGCGGTTCGTCTATCTTGGACATCAAAGTATCCACAAACCCGCCCATAATCGGCATTGGGATATTTGACCTTCCCTTTAAGGCGGGTTTTGTCTTATTAAAATACAGGTCTTCCGCATCTTTAATGACATCCATTCGGGATTGTTTGAACTTCATCCCTGCGGAAAGCTGTTTAACAGCTGTTTCGGTTAATTTTTGAGCTAAATTAAAATCTATCATTTAGGTAAAATTATAGGACTTTTTTCGGGCATATCCAGAAACTCCATCTCAGCTCCGTATTTTCCGATAAATGGTCTGACCTTTATGCGGTGAAACTTGCTGGCAGCATCCATTTCCTTGACAAACCTTTCCAATCGTTCTTCAAAGTCCTTTTTCGCTTTTTTATTTTTATTTTTCTCGCTTCGTAAAATTCCCATTTAATAATATAAAACATTACTTGGCATTCGCTTTTTATTCCTCTGGGGTTCCATGGTCCCTTCATACTGTTGAGGCACATATTCAGGCTGTGTCCAAGCGGGCTGGGTTTTGTTGGTCATTTTGTCTTCTATAACCGCTGTGTATCTCAACATATCTGCTGGGTGGGAAGACCAGTCATGAATAGGTTTGTCACTGAAAACTCCTCTTTCCTCGTCCCACTTCTTCCTGTATTGCCTCACAGCGTCTATAAAAGGCTCCAAGTCCTCATTTATCCATAAGCGGGGGAATATCATCCTGACAGCGTTTATCCCGTCTTCCAGACCCAACTTCTCAATCACTTCAAACTTCAATCCAAGTTCCTCGGCTATCTGTTGTCGGGTCTTGCCGCTTGACATTTCTGTTACTTTTATGTCGTGAGGGGCAAAGTGTTTTCCGTATAAATAGGGTTTTTCCTTGACAATCTTTATATAATGGGGCAATCCGTAGGTGTTGTTGTGGTAATAATCTATCAAACGAAGTTCCTGATTGGTTCTCTGCCAAAAACCGATAACCATTTCATCAGAAACTCCCAAATCCCAGACAGTATAAACCAGTAATTTGGGGTCGTAAGGAACTTTCTTAATCCTTTTGTCTTGTTTGCATTTATTAAGTTCGTCTATGTAATACGCCCCTTTTATCTCAAAGTCGTCCCAACTTCCGTATCTCCACTGATTTATCAGAGCTTCCGTGGGCAGGGATTCCAGCATCTTCACATAAGAGGGGTCAACTTTCATTAAATGCGGATTGTCTTCTATGCGGGCTGGAATAAAGATTCTGCTTCGTCCAGTATTAGGGTCTTTGGTAACCACTGAACTTGTGGGAACCCCGCTCAATCTGAAGCGGTTCTTGACCCATTTATGACCCGCTCCGCCTGGGTTGGTGGAGGCGTAGACCTGGGGTTTTAGTTCGGGAACGGTTGAACGGCAGGAGCTTATAAGTTTCATATAGGATTCCTCGGAA